TACAATCAACCGTGTGCTAATGAACCTCTCTCGCATTCTTCGGACTGCGAGGGAGTATAATAAGATGTCTCACCATGTATTCATCCACAGACAGCCAGAAGGAGAACACCGACTGCGCTGGCTTACGGAAGAAGAGATGGCAATGATGATAGGACAAGCGGCAGAGATGGAATATGTCAATCTGCATGATGCTATGATTGTTGCTGTTGATACTGGTGTAAGAAGAAGTGAACTAATGCGTATCAAGAAAGCTGATATAACTACTCAAGGGCTTGGTATTTGGGAGAGTAAAGCAAAGCTACCTAGAATTATACCACTGACCAAAAGAGCAAGGGCTATTCTTGAGAATAGAGTTGGTGACCCCTTTTTGTTTCCGCAGAAAGAGTTTATCCGCTCTGCCTTTGATAGAGTAAAACACCACTGTGGTTTGGGTAGTGATGTTGTATGGCATACCTTGCGTCATACGTTTGCATCCAGACTTGTTCAGAAGAATGTACCAATACAAGTTGTACAGAAGCTGATGGGTCATAAAACTATACAAATAACAATGAGATATGCTAAGATTAATGATGCAAATATGGTGAATGCCATAAGTGTATTAGATAATATATCTGTTGAGTAAATTGTGACAATATGCGTGACAATTAAGCACCAAAACGGAGCGGGCGTGATGGAATTGGTAGACATACAGGACTTAAAATCCTGAGCCTTTTCAATGGCGTGGGGGTTCGAGTCCCCCCGCCCGTACCAAAAAAAGTAGACTTAAAATCGCGTGTAACAATCGTACACTTTGGTATATGTGCTTCAATCCCATAGCCTGTATCAAATACTCTTAGATATCATTGAAATACTGACGGGTCTTACACTTACGTAAGACTCGTTTTTCATTGTCACAAAGTATTGTGACGGTTGTGACAATTAATGGACATTATAGCCCTCGCTGGGTCAACTCTAGTTACCTATAGGAGTAACGATGAAAGAAAATCTCTTAGATATTCAGAGAAAATTAGAAGCTGATATGCAGACCAAAGGTATTGATTATTACAGGTCTGAGGTCAGTAAGGCTGTAGAGCAGACCAACGAGTCAACTACCCTTTATGGTATCCTTGCTATGAAGAAGTCGGTGGATTCTGTAACCAAGAGCATTGAAGATTTCCTTGACGAAGCCTTCACAGGGAAAGCTGGTAGGCTATCGTCCGCTGGACACCTATTGTCCCTTCTTGACCCTGAAGTCTCTGCATACTTATCGCTCAAGAGTGTGATTGACTCTGTATCCAAGAACCAAACGCTCACTAAGTGTGCGATGGGGATAGCTGGTATGTTAGAAGACCAGTTTAAGTTCTCAATCTTTGAGGAGAAAGAACCTCACTGGTTCAGGCGTATCCAAAAGGATGTCAATAAGCGTACCAGCAATCGGTACTTCCGCCGCTATGCAATCATCCATACGATGAACAAGAAGGCACTCATTGACCATGAGCCTTGGAGCAAGCAAGAGAAGATGCACCTTGGCTGTAAGTTGGTTGACCTTATCATTCAATCTACTGGTCTGGTGGAGTTAACTACACATACCTTTGGTCGAACCAAGCGGGTTCTATATCTAACACCCACGGAAAAGACTATGGAGTGGATTGATAACATCAACGCTCGTGGTGAGATACTTGCGCCTCGTTATATGCCTTGTGTCATACCACCGCGTGATTGGACTTCACCTATTGATGGTGGGTATCACACGAGGCACATTCGCCCTCTCCCGCTCATCAAGACGGTGAACCGCCGGTACCTTGAGGAGATGGAGCATCACGCGATGCCAGAGGAGTACAAAGCGATTAACGCCCTACAGAGGACTAAGTGGGCAGTGAACAAGCCTGTACTGGAAGTAATGAAGACAGTATGGGATTCTGGTGATAGCTGGGGTGGTTTGCCACAGCGTGACCCGTTACCTCTGCCACCAACGCAGTTTCCTAACAAACCAAAGTCAGAGATGACTGAGGCTGAACAGGTGATGTTTAAGGAGTGGAAACACGCCGCGGCGCGAGTACACCAATCTAACTCTAGGCTCACCAGTAAACGCCTACAGCTTGTACGTACTATGTCTATGGCGGATAGGTTCAAGGATTTTGATACGTTTTACTTTGTTTGGCAAAATGACTTTAGAGGTCGTAAATACGTTGTCAGTAGTTTTCTATCGCCACAAGGCCCAGACTACGCAAAAGCATTACTCACGTTTTCAGAGGGTGTACCCCTGACAGAACAGGGTATCTATTGGCTGGCTGTCCATGGTGCTAATTGTTTTGGTGAGGACAAGGTATCGTTTGATGACCGTGCTACGTGGGTCAATGAGAATACTGACTCTATCGAAGCGTGTGCTGAAGACCCCTACGAGAATAAGTGGTGGACGAAGGCTAGTGACCCGTGGATGTTCCTCGCGTTTTGCTTTGAATGGCGGCAAGCGGCTGTCGGTCGTATCTCTCATCTACCAGTGAGCCTTGATGGGTCTAACAACGGACTGCAACACCTGAGTGCTATCAATCTGGACATGAAGGGTGGGGAGTCAACCAACCTTGTACCGTGCGAAATACCCCGTGACATTTATCAGGATGTAGCTGACGAGGTAAATCAGGTTCTTGAGAGCCGTAAATCCCACGATGCTATGGCTCGTGATTGGTTGGACTTTGGTGTCACTAGGAAGTGTACCAAGCGGCCTGTGATGGTGGTTCCATACGGTGGTAAGATATATAGCACCCGCCAGTACATTGAGGACTATATAACTGACTGTGTAGAGGATGGTAAGCATTCCCCTTGGGGGCATGACCTGTTTGAACCAAGCCACTACCTTGCTGATATTGTATGGGCTTGTATCTCAAAGGTGATTACAGCCGCACGAACAGTCATGGATTGGCTTCAAGAGATATCTAGTATCGTATCGGCAGAGAACCTTCCAGTTATCTGGGAGACACCAACAGGTTTTCTGGTGCATCAGATGTATCCAGAGACACGAAGCAGACGTATCACAACCCACATTGATAACAGTCTTATCAAGCCACAGGTTCGTGAGCAAAACTATATGAAGTCAGACCGCCGCCGCGCAGTGAACGGAGCAAGCCCTAACTTTATCCACTCGTTGGATAGTGCGGCTATGACATTCACAATTAACAACTGCGTGGATGTTGGTATATCTGACTTCGCTATGGTACACGATAGTTACGGCGTCCACGCCTCGCTCGTACCTAAGTTGTATGAGCAAACACGACTTTCCTTCGTGCGTATGTACGAACAGAATGATGTCCTTGAGCAGTTCAAAGGCTTCGCTCTTGAAGTAGTCGATGAAGTGCCTACCCCACCGCAAAAAGGTAAGCTAAATCTTTCCCTTGTGAGAGACAGTAAATACTTTTTTGCTTGAGTCTTACCAAAGTGTATGTGTTACACATTAATGGACATTATAGTTATGGAAAAACATATCGAAGCTCTTCTTGTATTTTACAAGATTTTAATCCACCGCGACTTAGCAGTTCCAGTGGATGTAACAGCCCGTCTTATTGAGGCGGGTATTGACTTAACCACGGTTAACCATAGGAGACAGAATTAATATGGCAACCTTACGTACAAGCAAAGGCTTGGCCTACTGGCCTCACATCTTTACGCCTGACACGCAGTTTAATACTGAAGGTGATTACTCAATCAAGTTTCGCTTGATGGGTGATGATGCAATCAATCTTCAGAAGAAAGTTGATGCGCTGGGTGAAGAGTCAGTCCAGAAAGCAAAGACAGAAAACCCTTCTAAGAAGATTAAGTTAGCCAACGTGCCTTACAGTGAAGTTCTGGATGAGTCTGGCAACCCCACTGGTCAGCTTGAGTTCAAATTCAAGCAGAAGGCTAAAATTCAGACAAAGAATGGTCCAATGGACATGAAGGTAACAGTAGTGGATGCCAAAGGTACTCCAATTATTGAGCCTGTGAACATGGCAAACGGTTCTGAGGTCAAAGTAGCCTTTGAACCTAACCTCTACTACGTCCCATCGTCTGGGGCTGGTGTATCTCTGCGCCTCAAGGCTGTTCAGGTAATTAACCTGATTGAATATGAGTCCAACGACTTCGGCTTTGGTGAAGAAGAAGGCTACACGCACGATAACAATAATAATAATGGTAGCGATAATGCCCAAGAAGACAACGAAGAGTTCTTCGACAATAGCGAAGACGAAGAAGAAGACTTTTAGAAGTAAGTTTGAAGAAACTGTTGCCAACAACTTAGACAGTCAAGGTGTAGACTACGAATACGAAGCCTACAGACTACCTTACATTGTCGAGCGTAACTACCTACCCGACTTTCGATTGCCCTCTGGGGTCTACATCGAAGCAAAGGGATATTTCAAATCTGCTGACCAGCGCAAGCATAAGCTCCTGAAAGCACAAAGCCCTGATATTGAGGTTCGCTTTGTTTTTCAGAATGCCCGTGGTCGTGTTCAAGGAAGCAAGCTCACTTGCATCGAATGGTGTGAGAAGCATGGCTTTCTGTATGCAGAGGGTACAGTCCCAAAGGAATGGTTACAATGAGTGAAAGACAACAAACAGATTACATTATGATTCACTGTGCCGCCACGAAGCCATCTATGGATATCACTGCAAAGGATATCGACAAGTGGCATCGTCAAAAAGGTTGGCGGAAGATTGGTTATCACTGGGTTGTTTGCCGTGATGGCACAGTCGAGGAAGGCCGTGAAATATCAGAAGTTGGCGCACACTGTCGTGGTTATAACGAC